CTATTCTATTATACTAGGCGTTTGCTGAAAATTGACAAGATATTATTCCAATGAAATGACTTCTATCCTCTATTTCCAATGGAGTTGGACCATTAATATCTAATACTCTAGGTTTACAACTGAATGTATCTGTATATCCAGAAGCATTTACTGAAGTCAAACCATCAATAACTGCTTCACATATTTCAGATAAAACTGAAGTCCCTTTGGATTTTGGAACGTAAACATTGCATTGAATAACACCAGCATAATAATCTGAAGCTGCTCCCTGATTTTGTAAAGTTGATTGGTTAAAATCTATACTCATTAAAATATATTTTTTATTTTTTCCAGGAGTTGTAAAATGAACATTATCATAAACCATTGAAATTGTAGGGTCAACGTCTGAAACCTTGTCTGTCACTGCTTTTTCAAATGCTGCTCTTGTATTAACTAAAGTCATTTAGAAAACTCCGTATATTTAACACTTGGCTCAGAAGAACCAAATCCTTCAGTAACACCACCACCAATAAATAATCTTCCTTTATCTGACATATTTTCTTTTATCATTTTACCTAAAGAACCCTGAATAAACGACTGAACCTTACCACCTTCTAAAGCATATACCGAATATTTAGCTCTATTGCCAATAAATACTGCTTTTTTGTAATTAAACGCTCTTCTTACAGGAAATCTTGGCTCAATTTTAGGATTTTTAGGTCGTGTTTGTTTTGTATAAGGAGGACCAGCTTTTTTTCTTGTGAAATAATCTACAGTACGTTCAAATTTTATTGATTTCCAGGGTTCAAAATTTTCTGCTATTTCTTCAGGTTGAATAGCACTGGTTGATGCTTCCCAACTAGAGGCGAAGAATCCTGTCCATACTGGGCTTCTTTTTTTTGTAGATAACTTAGCATGAACATCTTTTATAAGATTATTAAAATCTCGACTAATCTTTTTATCTAAATCTTTAGGTAAATTTCTGACGTTTCTTATTGTCATTAGAATCGCACCAAAACACTAAATAAATAAACCTGTCCGCCTTTTTTAATATCAATATCAACTATCTGTGCAACTCTATTAGATCCACCAAAACTTAATGTAATTTCATCATCCATATCTACTTGATTGTCTCCTATAAGATCAGGTGTGATGTATAATCTCGCTTGCCTCATTTCTTGTCCAGTTTCTTCCTCTGCTCTAACAAAAGATATTGGTACTTTAATATCTGAATATGTAGTATCTACTGTGACTTGTTCTCCAGTATCTAAGTTGTAACTACTTGTTCCTTTCTTTACATAAGTAATAGTGTGGTCAAAAGAATCACCTAAAGTTGCAACAACACTTTTAGCAACACTTTTAAATAAGCTATCTAATTGACCTGCCATTATCCTCTAACTACCCTCATTTGAAAAGTACCTGCTCCACCAAGCATATATGCTCCAAGATAACTTTGTAACCACGGGTAAACATCTAAAATATTATTTATAGAACCAGTTCCCTGACTTTCAGTATTATATTTAACTCTAAGATCACCAAGAGCAACTTCTTCAAAGTTACCGTCTTTACCAGTAGTTCCTGTAATTGCACTGGTATCATTTGCTAAAGCTCTAGCTAATTCATATTGTGCATACTTAATATTGTTTGGAATAGTTGAACAACTTAACTCAACTCTATCTACTTGGTAATTTGTTCTTGGAAATTTTAATGCTTGATTCTCGTCACATCTATCACCTTGAAATACAAAAGTATCAATCCATCTTGTAGCAGCTATTAATGATCTATTTTTCTGATCGTCTGTTTTATTAGTCCAGGTGCTTGAATCT